TATATCTAGAACTGGTCAGATAGGAGAGATATACGAGATACAAAACTTTAAGATAGCACTACCAAAAGCAAGTAGTGTGTATAGCAACAAAGAAAAAAAATGGAAACAGTTTGAATATCCTAAAGAACTATCAAGACTTAAAAGCATATTTGACTGGAAAGCTTACCCAGAAGAAAACAAAGCACAATGGCACGACTACATCGACGAAGAGTTTAAACGAAGAGATGATGGCTTTTGGTTCAATAATAATGGGAAGGATACCTACATTACTGGTAGTCATTACATGTACCTTCAATGGAGTAAGATAGATGTAGGAGCACCAGACTTCAGAGAAGCTAACAGATTGTTTTATATATTCTGGGAAGCTTGCAAAGCAGATAAAAGATGTTATGGCATGTGTTACCTTAAAAACAGAAGATCTGGTTTTTCTTTTATGTCATCAGCAGAAACAGTTAATCAAGCAACAATATCTACAGATTCAAGATTTGGAATACTATCTAAAACAGGGTCAGATGCTAAAAAGATGTTTACCGACAAAGTTGTACCTATATCAATTAACTACCCGTTTTTCTTTAGTCCTATTCAAGATGGTATGGATCGGCCTAAATCCGAACTCGCCTATAGAGTACCTGCGTCTAAGTTTACTAGAAAGAAAATCACAACAAACGAAAAACTTGAAGACATACAAGGATTAGATACAACTATAGATTGGAAAAATACAGGTGATAATAGTTATGACGGTGAAAAACTACAACTACTAGTACACGATGAAAGTGGTAAGTGGGAAAGACCTGATAATATATTAAATAACTGGAGAGTTACAAAAACATGCCTTAGACTAGGTAGTAGAATTATAGGTAAGTGTATGATGGGATCAACATCAAACGCTTTAGACAAAGGAGGTGATAACTTTAAAAAATTATACAATGCTTCAGACGTTACAAAAAGAAATCGTAATGGACAGACAACGTCTGGTTTATACTCTCTTTTTATTCCAATGGAGTGGAATTATGAAGGATTCATTGATGAACACGGAATTCCAGTCTTTGATAATCCAGACCATGATGTCTTCGACTCACAAGGAGAGTTAATAGATGTAGGTGTTATAGAAAACTGGCAGAATGAAGCTGATGGTTTAAAAGGAGATCAAGACGCTTTAAATGAATTTTACCGCCAGTTTCCAAGAACAACGGAGCATGCGTTTAGAGATGAAACAAAAAATAGTATATTTAACCTAGTTAAACTGTACGAACAAATAGATTACAACGAAGAACTATCTTCAACACTACCATTAACAAGGGGTAATTTTCAGTGGGTCAACGGAGTAAAAGACTCTACAGTGATATTTTACCCAGATAAAAAAGGTAGGTTTAAATTAAGCTGGACACCATCATCACAGCTACAAAACAACGTTATAATAAAAAATGGTGTTAAACACCCGGGTAACGAGCATATGGGTGCTTTTGGTTGTGATAGCTACGATATATCAGGGACAGTGGATGGTGTAGGTTCAAAAGGTGCACTTCACGGGTTAACAAGGTTTTCAATGGAAGATGCTCCAGCTAATAGCTTTTTCTTAGAGTACTTAGCAAGACCACAAACCGCGGAGATATTCTTTGAGGACGTTCTAATGGCATTAGTATTTTATGGGATGCCAATACTTGCAGAGAATAATAAACCTCGTTTATTGTATTATTTAAGAAGACGCGGTTATAGAGGGTTTAGTATGAACAGACCAGATAAAGTTTGGAATAAATTATCTACTGCAGAGAAAGAAGTTGGTGGAATACCTAACTCAAGCGAGGATATAAAACAAGCTCACGCTGCTGCGATTGAAATGTATATACAGGATCATATAGGTATGAGTAAAGACGGATCGTTTGGTGATTGTTACTTTAATGATTTGTTAAATGACTGGGCAAGATTCGATATAAACAAAAGAACAAAGTTTGATGCGTCTATAAGCTCTGGTTTAGCTATAATGGCAAACAACAGACATTTATACGCTCCAAATGTAAAAATAGAAAAACAAAAATTAAACATAAGTATTGCTAGGTATAAAAACACAGGTAGTACATCTAAATTAATAAAATAAACATGGCTGAATCAGTTATAAGAAGTTATTTCCCAAGTCAAGTGGTTAGTGACGATGAAAAAAGAAGTTTTGAGTATGGACTTAAAGTTGCTAAAGCTATTGAAAATGAATGGTTTGTTTACGATAGAGGTACAAATAAATTTAGTTCATTAAGAAATGATTTTCATAGATTAAGACTATACGCAAGAGGAGAGCAGTCTATACAAAAATATAAGGATGAGTTATCTATAAACGGTGATTTGTCCTATCTTAATTTAGACTGGAAACCAGTACCTATTATATCTAAGTTTGTAGATATTGTTGTTAATGGTATTGCAGAGAGAACATACGATATAAAAGCTTATTCACAAGACCCATACGGTATTAGCAAGCGTACTAAATACATGGATTCAATTCTTGCTGATATGAGAGCTAAAGAATTAAATGATTTTGCAGCAGAAGCTTTTGGTGTTGACTTATATGACAATAAAAAAGAAACTTTACCAGACACAGAGGAAGAGTTACAACTACACATGCAACTTAGCTACAAGCAAGCTGTAGAAATGGCAGAAGAGCAAGCGTTAAACGTTTTGTTAGATGGTAATAAATACGAACTAACTAAAAGAAGGTTTTACTACGACTTAACAGTTTTAGGTATTGGCGCTGTAAAAACTTCGTTTAACACATCTGAAGGTGTTACTGTAAAATACGTTGACCCAGCAAACCTTGTATATTCTTACACTGAATCACCTTATTTTGAAGACATATACTATGTTGGTGAGGTTAAGTCAATACCAGTTAATGAGCTTGTAAAAGAATTTCCAAACATGACCGTTGCAGAGCTTGAAGATATAGTTAAAAATCCTGCATATAACAATTCTAACTATGATGGTAATTTCGCGAACAGAGGTGGTATAGACCCTAATAAAATTCAAGTTTTATATTTTAATTATAAAACATATATGAATGAGGTTTACAAGGTAAAAACTACTGGTAGTGGAGCTTCTAAAGCAATACCTAAAACAGATAGGTTTAATCCAGCTATAGATGAATCAACTAACTTTGAAAAACTATCAAGATCAGTTGAAGTATTATACGAAGGAGCTGTTATTTTAGGTACAGAAAAATTATTAAAGTGGGAGTTAGCTAAAAACATGGTTAGACCTAAGAGTGATTATACTAAAGTTAAAATGAATTATAGTATTGTAGCTCCTAGATCATATAAAGGTAGAATAGAGTCACTTGTAGGGCGTATTACTGGTTTTGCTGATATGATACAGCTTACACACTTAAAACTACAACAGGTAATGTCTAGAATGGTTCCTGATGGTATATACCTAGATGCGGATGGTCTTGCTGAAATAGATTTAGGTAACGGAACAAACTACAACCCTCAAGAAGCTTTAAACATGTTTTTCCAAACAGGTTCTATTATAGGTAGAAGTTTTACTTCTGATGGTGATATGAACCCAGGTAAAGTACCAATACAAGAAATAACAAGTGGTAGTGGTGGTAATAAAATGCAGGCATTAATAGGTACATATAATTATTATTTACAAATGATAAGAGATGTAACCGGGCTTAATGAAGCTAGAGATGGTAGTGTACCTGATAAAAATGCTTTGGTTGGTGTTCAGAAGCTCGCAGCAGCAAATTCAAATACTGCAACTAGACATATATTACAATCTGGTTTGTATTTAACACAAGAAGTTGCTGAGTCATTATCTTTAAGAATATCTGATATTATAGAATATTCACCAACTAAAGAAGCTTTTATACAAGCTATAGGAACTCACAATGTAGCTACACTTGAGGAAATGAAGGATTTACATCTTTATGACTTTGGTATATTTATAGAGTTAACCCCTGATGAAGAAGAAAAAGCAATGCTTGAAAACAACATACAAGTAGCTTTAGCTCAACAAAGTATAAATTTAGAAGATGCTATTGACCTTAGAGAAATTAAGAATATTAAACTAGCTAATCAGTTGTTAAAAATACGTAGAGTTAAAAAGCAACAACAAGATCAGTTAATGCAACAACAAAATATTCAAGCACAATCTCAAGCCAATATACAAGCGCAACAAGCGTCTGCTCAGCTCGAAGTTCAAAAAGAACAAGTTAAAACGCAAAGTGAAGCTCAACTCGAACAAATGAAAGCACAGCTAGAAGCTCAAAAACAAGCTCAAGAAGTTGCTTACAAAAAAGAGTTAATGCAATTAGAGTTTCAAATGAACATGCAGTTAAAATCTATGGAGGTACAAGCTGTAAAAGGTAAAGACGAAATGAAGGAAGATCGCAAGGATGAAAGAACAAGAATACAAGCATCACAACAAAGTGAGCTTATAGATCAAAGAAAAGGTGAAAAAGCACCTAAAAACTTTGAGTCCGCAGGTAATGATATACTAGGTGGCGGATTTGATTTAGGTAGTTTTGACCCTAGATAACAATTATTAATTATTATTATATTATATTATGGAAGAAAACGTAGAAAACGTAACGGATGACGTTACAAAATTAAACATGTCTCAAGCTGTGGAACAACCAGTTGATGACGGTGTTACAAAGTTGGATTTAAATAAACCAGAAAAACCAGTAGAAGAAAATGAAGTTAAAGAAAATAACCCTGACAACGAGGGAGTGGTTGGAGTCGATGAAAATGCCTCTACCACAGAAAAACAAGAAGAAGTACAACCGGAAGAACAAACACAAGAACAAGAAGCTCCAGTATTAGAAGAAATAACTGATGAAGAAGTTCAAGAGCAAGCAGAGGAGTTAACTGAACAAGTTGAAGAAGCAGTAGCTGAAGCTCAAGAAACTGGAAAAGCTTTACCTGAAAATGTTCAAAAGTTAATGGACTTTATGGATGAGACCGGTGGTACACTAGAAGATTACGTTCGCCTTAACCAAGATTACTCTAGTTATGACGATATGACAGTACTCAGAGAGTACTATAAACAAACTAAATCTCACTTAACATCTGATGAAATAGAATTCTTAATTGAAGATTCATTCTCGTATGACGAGGAAATAGATGAAGAGAGAGATATTAAAAAGAAAAAAATAGCGTTAAAAGAGCAAGTTGCCAACGCTAAAAGCCACTTGGACGGGCAAAAGTCCAAATACTACGAAGAGATCAAAGCTGGTTCTAGGTTAACACCTGAAGCTAAAAAAGCTATGGATTTCTTTAGTAGATACAACAAGGAGTCGGAAGAAACTCAAAAAATAGCAGATAAACAAACAAAAAACTTTTTAAATAAAACTAATCAAGTTTTTAACGATAAATTCAAAGGTTTTGAATACAACGTCGGGGATAAAAGATATAGGTTTAATGTGAACAATGCTAATGAGGTT